GCTGCTGGAGCTGCTGGAGCTGCTGGAGCTGCTGGAGCTGCAGGTGCAGCTTTCTTTTTTCTAGGTGCCATTACCACACACTTTCTGAGACGTTACGGGCTGTACCAGAGTACGAACCATTTTCACGTGTGAAGTCCACACGAGTTGGGTAGAACTCTTCGTTCACATCCATCACGTCCATGATACCAAGTGCACGAGTGCGGTACCCAAAACGTGGTGGAAATAATTGTACCTGAGGTAGAGGTGGGCGAACTAAATCTTGTAGCAAAGCTGCTGGCATTGTAGCTGAGCGAAGTGCCCGCACCATAAAAGCTTCTTGTGCGTTAGCAAAAGGCCCCATGTAGTCATAGCGTAATAGCGATGCATCTGGATCTTCGCTAACAACTGGACGACCCTTACTATGGTCATAGACGCCATCTTGGTGTTGCATTAGGCCCTCCCGTGAAGTTTACGTATCTTATGTTCTACCATACCCATTTTAAATGAGCCTATTCTTCCAATATCTTTTTTAATGCCATGTAAACGAGCATCGTTGCAGTGACTGCAAGTATTACCATGGCCCATATCTCTAATACCGGCCATACCGTCAGTGTGCTCATGCGCAAAGTTTTCTCCCTCGTCGTAATACTCTGCTGAAGGTGCGTCCCAACCCATTATTGCCACCTTGGTTTCATATGCTGAAAGTTTTGTCCGGTGCGAGGATTAAATTCTGCAGGCACGTTAGATGAAATATTTGCTTTACCATCATTAACTAACTGTGGAGCTGGAGCTAATGCCATTTTAGGAGCATTACGCTTGTTCAGATAGACCACTGCCCCGTCGACCTCAGTCAAGTGGTAGTTTTTCTTATTGAGTCTTCTATCTGGTTGAAAGTTCTCTGGCCATAAATATTGGGCGGGATCGATACGTTCTCCACGGTGAACACCACGTTGATACGCACGTTGGTTCTGTCGATTCTTAAGTGAATCTAAAACTGTGTCGCCTATTGAGTAAGGCTTTCCTTTATCGTCACGGCGTGTACGAATTGTTCCAAGGTAACCGTCAGGATATTCTGCTTGAGGAGCACGGCCCACACCAATACGAAGAAAGTCCATAGCACTACGAGGTACGACTGGGGTTCCACCACCGCCGGTGGTTGTATATGCGCCGATATATCCGCTGGCTCCTAGGTACTGCCAGTTATTATGAGAGTTAGGCATTAGTGTCCTGCCTCCCATTGATCAAAGTCTTGAGCTTGTCTATGCCTATTATAACTATCCGTGTACTTTTTTGGTAGATGAGATAGATCTGGAACATCATCACTATTATTAGCGAGGTATTGTACTTCATTTTGAATACATTCATCACAAGCTAGAGCTGATCTGTGCTTACCTTGAGGAATTCTGTAAACAGGCACGGTATTTTTACCATAGTGGTCTTCAGGCATACCACAGAAGTCGCATTCTCTTGAGCTCATGCCCCCATCATACCCTTAAAAGCAAAAGGCCGGGGTGTGTATCCCCGGCCGATTGCGTTTAATGATTACTTTGAAGCGCCGATACCGAATGCGGCGTCCTTTGGATTTAGGAAGCGTAGAACTACTGGAAGTAGTGCTGCTACTCCGCCCATGGCTACAGCCTTGGCGTCGTGGTTTCCGGACATATAAACAGCAAGAGCTGCTGCTAAGAATGAGCGGGCCCATGAGGCTGCCATTGCTTGGATTTGCGTTGTGTTCATGTTTCTCCTTGTTTAGGTTAATCCCCTTTAGGGGCTATATCTATTCTACAGGGAAAAGTATTAGTTTGTCCAATTTGGATGGCCAAAACCAACTACAAATGGTAACAAACCGCGTTTATTTGCTTTAAACGCACGAATACGTTGAGCACATTCTCCACCATTTGCTTGGCTACCTGTGGCCTTATGCTCAGGGGAGGTGTTTCCTTCGATAGTAGTTATAGTGCCATCGCCATTGTCTTTAACCACAATGCCGACATGCTCTACTTCTGCCCCACCCTTTACAAAATCAAAATAAACAAGATCTCCAGGTTGTGGTTTTGCAGTTGCTGCATCAGACCATTTTTTATTAGCTTTAAATGCTGATGCTCCTGAAGGTGTAAAAACTGTATTAGGAATTTTTACTCCAGATTCATTTGCTACCCACATACAAAAACTTCCGCACCATGCTTGAAAGTTGGCCTTAGTAAATGCACCATAAATAGTTTCATTATCTTTAGGCCCCTCAATAACACCAACTTGAGATGCAGCTACTTCTAAAAAACGAGCTGCTGAACCTGTCGGATGTGTTGTAACAGGTGGTACTGGTTTTGCTACTGCTGTTGTCATATTAGTCACCCTCTTCTACGTGTTGTTCAAACCGGCCTTCCAACTTGGAAACCGAATTTTTAATTTTATCTTGATTAGATTTAAGATCCACTAACATAGGAATAATTTCTAAATTAATTTTATCATGAATTGAAGATCCATGGTTAGGGGTCATCTCAGTCTTAATAACTTTAATATCTGACATACTTTCGTCAATCACATGGTGTATTGCTTTTTTAGCAACAAACCATAGAACGCTAACTACTCCAGCGCTAACAAAAAAGTAAGAATAAATTACTGTTGCCCAGTCTGAAGTCGTCATATATCTCTCCGGATTTTGTAGTGACAATAAAGATAGTATGCCGACAAAAATACACCTTGTAATGTTAAACTATCTATGAGCATAGAAGGAGCTAATGATGAGTAAAATATATAACACGATTATGCGGATTGTGGCAGTATTTGCATCTAGTGGTTTATCTGTAATTGGTGCGGGTGCTTTAGTTGGAATTAGTACACTTAAAGTTGTAGCAATAGCTGGGATTACAGGTGTAGCCACAGTTGTTGAACGTCTTGCTCGTTCTTTTTTAGACGACGGTAAACTAGATCAAGATGAAATTGATGCTGCTTTCTCTCAGATTGACTCAAAAGCTAAAACTGAAGCAGATCTGATATTAGAGCAAAAAAAAGTTAAGTAGTAAAAAGCCCCCTATCGCTAGGGGGCTTTTTTTATTATAGTGGGTTACCCGTTACATCCACGGTAGAATGAATTTCTTGCCCACGATACATGGTTTTACCCTTATGAATATGTACTTGATCAAAGTGGAAGCTATCATCATCTCCATCTTTAAAGAAGATAACGCTTACTCCTTGTTGCCAGTTTTCAAAGTACTGTAAAGCTTGGCCCTTACCATCCACGCCACCTTTTACAGATGGGACCGCACCATCAACCCGGCATAGGCATCCTGGGCTAAAAGATACACTCTTAATTGCCTGGTCACGATCAAATACCGTCTTGCTTTGCTGTTCCATACGATGCGTATGACCAAATAAGGTTGAGATGTTAGGATTCGAGTTGGCATATTGCGCCGCAGTAGAACCACTAGAGTTAGCACGGTCACCGTGCATAGCACGCAAACGCTTATTAATCCAATGAGCTGCAGCAGGGTATCCATCGATAAATTCCACTCCTAGTTCTTCACAACGTAATAGATTTTGTAGGCTTAGCACTGGCCAAGACTCAGGCATGTTAGCTACCTTAATTCCGTATGCTGATGCGGCATTGTTATTGATAAACATGCTGAGTCGCTTATCATGATTACCTTCAAGCAGAATGATGCGGGCATATGCTCCTGCTTCAGCACGTTGCTGAGCAAGGAAGAGGTGACCACGATCAATAGCAAGCTGGGCAGTATGGGCAAAGTTAGGCTCTTGGTCATACTTACCATACATAGGTAGATCTAAGAAATCCCCAAGGTTAATTACCTGGGCTAGTGGGTGACCGTGGTCTAACCCTACAACTTGTAACGCCACATCCATAGCAGATTCATCATGGAATGGGTCTAAGGTACCATCTTCATATTTGCGATAACCGATCTGTGGATCTGGTAAAGCTACAGCAACTTTCCAGTCACTGCTTATCAAAGCAGGAGTGCGAACCTTTGGTTGCACCACTGTTGGGGCTGCCTGTTGTACTGGCTGCCACTCTGGTCCCTCGCTCCATTTGGGAGAAAGAATAATTTTTGTATCATCTGGATTAGTAGAAAGGCTAACCTTACTAATCTTACCTACATCATCAGGTGTAAGACCGTTGGCCTTAAGTAGTTTATCTATAGAGCTTAGAGCTCCATCTGCTTTAGCGGTATTGTATGAGTCTTCTAGTGACATGTGCAGTTTCCATTTCTATGCTCTCTTAGAGAGGTTAGTCCGAATATTGCTCCAGCAGATTTATAAAGATCAAATAGACTTCGTGTAGAAAAATCATCATCATTTAAAGATGTCTTGAATGCAGCCAGGTCTTTTTCATTCAGTGTGGTGGACCAAGCGCCTACTACACACATACCTGCTACATAAGGGTTTGTTACTTTAGCTTCAGAATATAAAGAATCTAAGCTCATTGCTCCTCCTTGATTATTTAATAGAGGCCTACCTAAATAGGCCCCTATCAAACATTGTACTACATATTAGTATGAAGATTCAATTCCAGCTGCAAAACCACGATGAGTAACTGGAGGAATGATTGGGCTGTTAGCCTGTGTCATACCTGCAGCTGGATCGTTTGGCTTTACAATGTTAGAAATGATTGTATGTGCAGCGCCATTACGCTCTGCCATTGTGTGAGAACGTGAAGGCTTAGCTTCGACTGTTGGGTCTCCTGCTTGAGCGCCCTTACGTGCCATAAGCTTTCCTGAAGAAGGATTAGCTGATGGTGATGTAAATGCAACTCCGCCACGTCCCATTGAAGAGCGACCTTGTGTGTTCTCTGCTGCTACTGCAGCATCGATATCTGATTTTGCCATAGTTGGTACCTAACTGTTAGAGGTGAGATCTCATCTCAAATCTTATATTAACTTACGTTGATTGTAAAGACAATTGCACTAATCTGTCCGTCTCTTGAATCTACCGTAGTAAATCCTGGGCGACAGGTTAGGTTCATACCTCGTGGTGCAACGTAACCGCTGGCAATAGCAATAGCTTTTACCGCCTGGTTAACTGCTGAGGCCCCCACTGCACGTAAGTGCACCTGAGGTTTTTCATAAAGGGCGTGGGCAATAGCCGACCCGACTGACTGTGCATTAGAGCCAGCCCCTACACGTAGGAACTTCTCTTCTGTATTAGGTGTTGTTGGAGTATCGGTCACGATTTGTAGTCCTTTGGTTTCGATTTGTGTGCCCACCTAAAGCCCTACAATACCCTTTAAACGCCCGTCAGTACCCCTATAAGCCTCTAACTCTTAGGTACCTTGTTCAGGAGCTCAACCCAGACTGAAGCCGGCATAGTGGCGTACCACTCGTTTACATCGGTAGTTCCTTTTTTCTTATGAATAACTACACCAGTCCACGCACCATCATTCTTCATCTCTACAGCAAGTTCCTTAAGCCATTCAGATAATTTCATCGTGGCTTGATTCTTGATCTCTATAGTGACCCCAGGAATCCCGGATACATCTCCCTTATCAAGAGTTGCCCCGGCTAATCTGCGGTCTGCATATGGATACCACTGCTTAAGCCATGCAACTACAGCACGCTCAGCTCCACTACCTTTTGCCTTAGCTGGATTGCTCACAAGTACATTCCTCGCAACATTTTGTTTTAGCTAAAGGAAGCTGCTTGGCATCAATACCTAGCTCTTCATCTGTAAACAATGATAGTTGTTCCCAGGTCATGTTGTATACCTCCGCTGTCTTGATCGTAACCCACCATCTGACGTGCGGCGGGTAAGTTCACGGGAGACTACAGAGCAGTCTCTCTCAATGTTCTGAGTTCTAGTTTCGATGAGCTTACGGAATGCATACTTCGTATCGAAGTCGTAGATCAATTCCTGGATCTCATCTGAAGCTTGGATCTGTGCTTTGATTAAGGTGACTGTGTCACCTTTATTACCGGTCCAGCTTTTAAGCAAAGCCACTGCTTCTGCATTTTTTAAAACGCTCTCTGCTTCACGCTCATTGATGACAGAGATAGCAAAGGCTCCAGCTAAGTGATCATTCCACTGTGTGTACTGTACAAAGAGATCCATAAGACCTTCATCATCCAGCTCAGTAATGTCACGTGGCAAAGACGGCATGCCATACTCTGGCTTAGAAGTTAAAGCAAAGCCTAACTCATTAAGTGCAGCCACTACCTTGTTAGAAATACTCATTCGGTTTCCTCCTTAAATGGTGCGCAACGCTTGCATCCCTTTTCAGAGTCAATGTTACATACCGGTGGACGATCATTATTTACAGCCCAAGCTACGTCCAGTGCTTTATCAAAGATGTCAGCTGTGTATTCTGAGTTGTATCTAACCACGAACTCTTTGTATTCTTGGTTAGCTTTAAGCTCATAGATAAAAACAATCTCATCCGGAGCAGTTTCAAGCAATCCTTCTTCTACCATCAGATGACAAAGGTGTAGATAAACCTGACCTTGTAGCTGGTGAGAACGAAGGGGTGTGCGGATATTTTTCCACACAGTATCAATATCATTGTTGTACTGAGCCATAAGCGCAGGCATTTCCATGCGGATAGTGCCGGTACCAATAGACTTAATTTCAATCAGGCAGTCATCGCCTAGTCCTTTGATCCAACCATCAGCATGCCCACGCATCATGTGCTTATCGCTGCGTAGTGGAACTTCTAAGTAATCATCTGATAGGGATACCCCCCATGCAGGCTCTGTTGAGGTAGCCCACTTACCGTATAGAACACCCATCTCTTTAAACCATTCCTGCCACTTAGCATGGATGGTATGGCCTTCTGCAAAGATAGATGCTAAGCGAAGAGTTGTCTTATCACGAGTCTCTTGATAGTTACCTTTGATGGCGTGGTATTGGGCAAGCGCACACCATTCAGATTTAATAATGTCTGAGGGATGGATATAACTTTGATCTCTATCATCGAAGGGCTTAGATAGAACATAGCGTTCTAGTGCGCCCATAAGGCGGGTATCACGCTTGTTTGCATTAAGGAATGCTTTTAAATCTTTACTAGGAACCGTCACCGGCTTTCCCATACTTGCTCCCTTGGTCAATCCACTCATCTAAAGTTATCCCCTGTTTCTTAAGTTTACGTTCGGCCGCATTTCTTTCTCTGTGGGATAGCCCACCAAAGATTCCATGTAACTCATTGTTGTTGATAGCTTCCTTAAGACATTCTTTACGTACAGGACACGGTGGTCGCCCATCCTTGCCCCAACATATTGCTTTAGCCTTATCCGCTATCGGCTTGTAGAGAGCTTTGTCTCGGGGTGGGAAGAACATCTCTGTATCTTCGCCCTGACACTTGGCATCATATCTCCAAGTCCATTCCGGGTCGTCGCTATATCGCACTATTCACCTCTTACTGCATTACGCAGTTCAAAAAAATCCTCCTCCAATAGCACGACGTAGTTTTCACCATCAAGATGCAGACCAAGTACTGGCGTTCTGCTATCAAGTATTGCTTCTCTAGTAATCTTTTCAAGTACATCTGACTTAATTGTTACCGACTTTTTACCAGTCCACTTGTGCTCGATAAGGAGGTCATCTGTTCTGACGTCCCCCTTACGAGACCAAAATGCACCAGAGGCGGCACTGCGCTTGCCACCCGTAGCTTTCTCTAATCGCTTTTCATGCTTTAGAGATTGTTTCTGCCCCTCACTCTTCATCAGGACTTAGCATCAATACTGGGGTTGATTTCAAGGTATCCATCACAGCTGCTGTGAGTTCTTCCTTAAGATCAATCTCTTCACGAAGCGAGTCAATAAGAGCTTGAGCTCCTTGCCACTTACGATCATTATAGTACATCCAACCGCCACGTCGATCCACGATGCCATTAAGTATAGATAAAGCTACGATTTCTTTACCAGAGTCATAGCTTCCTGCATCAATTGGCCCACCATTAGCAAAGTAGAAGTCTAAGTAAGCGGTTTGCTGTGGAGGATAGGTCTTGTTCTTAATAGTACGGACACGGATTGTTTGCCCCACACGGCGTTTTTCCTGTCCGGTGCCTACCTCAAGCCACTCATCACGCTTTACTTCGCAACGAATACTGTAGGCATAGTCTTTGCCAAGACCTCCCGGTGTTGTACGAGGATCGCCATGCATTACGCCGATCTTCATACGGTATTGGTTGATCATCATGCCCAGTACGGGGCGTTCTGATTCAATCAAATCTCTTTTAGTTGCTGAGGCCACCTTACGGAAGAACTTATTAGTTATTAAAGCTCCTCGTCCAACGGTGAATTCATCCATTTCTTTCTCATCTTCCGCTCCAGGAACGAGGGCAGGAAGAGAATCAATAACAACCATATCCACCGACTTGCTTTCCATGAACTTGATGACTGCTTCATAAGCATCCTCCATATTATTAGTCTCTACAAGTATTACACGCTTAGTATCTACCCCACATAGTTCTGCATACTTAGAGTCAAAGTCCTCAGCAGCAATCCATACAGCGGTAAAGTCTGGGTTAATCTTTTGGTTAGCAGCAATAGTCTTTAGAGCAAGCGCAGTCTTACCGTGAGACGCTTCCCCAACTAGCTCTACCCAACGGTTCATAGCCCAACCTCCACCAAGAACCACGTCTAGGGTTAAAGACCCTGAAGTAATACGTTGGCTAAGGATCACATCGCTAGCAGCAACTACAGTGTTAGCACCAAGCTTTTTATTAAGCTGTGCAACAATCTTTAGCGCCTCTGAATTAATTGTCATTGTCATTAACCGATCCGATCTACTATGATATTTGGATTAAAGCCGCCACCTTGGCCTACTTGCTTTGCTTTCTGAGTAGGAGCTCCTGAAGAATTTGCAGGCATTCCAGCACCAGAGGCTTGCTGTATTACCGGGTAACCACAGTCATAGCAACGCATACGTTGTGTACCCTGAGGAGCAAAGTAATTACCAGAATTACATTCAGGACAATGATCAGATCTCCTAGCACTCTGAGCCCTAGTAGTTACCTGATCTGTATTAGGATCATAGTTAACCTGCACGTTTGGCTGTTGTGCCGGCGGCGTATAAGGAACCTGCTGTGTAGGTGAGCTTTGTACACCTGGTTGCCTTGGATTTTGATTGCCTAGTTTATTTGCCCACCAGTTTGAGTTACTCATGTATATATCCTGCCCTTGATTCTAGTAGTTCTAAATTAAAAAGAGTTGAGATGCAAGAAAGAGATGCAGACAAGGCTATGATCTTAAACAGTGAAGCTATACGCTCGACAGATGCCTCGTCTATTCCCAAAGAACTTATTTCATCCTCGTCATCATCGATAGTATATGCAGCTGCAGCTATGCGACCAGCCATATCTGAATGAGAGTCTATGAAGGGAAGTAAGTCAGCAAAGCGTTCTAAACGTTTTTGACTAGCTTGTGATTCCATATCTGCAACTTCATCTGAGATGGGAGGAAGACCTAAAGCATCTGCTATACCCTCAGCAGGCTCTAGCATAGTGTCGTAGATTACTTGACGGATCAAGATAGGCAATGGAATATGCTTAAGCTCTCTCCTAATAAACTTCTTTTTACGTCTAAACATTAGTCTTTTGCCTCTCCCCATTTGTTAACGATTTTAACATCGGCTAACATAGGGATATTTAGGGCTTTGATGCCCTCCATAGCCTCACGAATAGCGGCTGCTGTTTCTTCTATGAGTTCTTTAGGCGCTGTAGTAACTAACTCATCGTGGATGGTAAGGATCATTGCAGCACCGTCTGGTAACAAACTATATGCCCGGACCATTGCAAGCTTAATAAGATCCGCAGCTGAGCCTTGGATCACTGTGTTGAATGCTTGTCGTTCTGCTCCGGCACGTCTCCCCATTTCTGGAGAGAGTAGGTCTGGAAGATAGCGACGGCGATTCATATATGTAAGAGCATAAGGAACTGGACCACGTCTGCGTGTTTCAGCAACAACCTGCTTCTTATACTTTGAGATAGATGGAAACTTACGGCTAAAGTTATCTAAAAGATCACGTGCTTCTTTAGAAGATACTCCAATAGAAGTAGCAATCTTTTCAGGACCGATGCCATACATCATACCAAGTACTAAGGTCTTAGCACCTGAACGATCCACACCAACAGTGTCACCAATAGTCGTATAAATATCTACACCGTCTAAATAATTCTGGCATAGAATCCTGTCACCACTAAATGATGAAAGAATGCGTGGCTCGATCTGTGAGTAGTCAGCTACTACAAGCTGATGTCCTTCAGGAGCTATGAACAGATTGCGGATAGCCTTACCATTGATAGTACGTGGATTAGGTACGTTCTGTAGGTTAGGGTTCCGACTTGAAAAGCGCCCTGTATCTGCACCATATTGGATGAAGTCAGTGTGAATACGACCTCTTAGAAGGAGAGATTTCTTGGCAATAGTTTTAGCTTTGCCCCCCGTAGTGCGAACAATGTCGCCACCGAGATAAGGAATCACATAAGTCGTAAGCAACTTATTCAAGTCGGAATAATTAAGTAGGGCATCAACCAAAGCATCCTTGCCCTGGAATACTTTAAGCGCAGGTTCAGACACCGAGTAGTCTGAAATGACGGGAGCCAACCCCGCTTCGCTATTGCTGATGCCCTTAGGCGTAAGTAGGCGAGGTCGGAGTCCACGACCGCCCACTTCTTTAGATGAAAAGAGTAGTCTTTGTTTCTCTGGAACACTATTAATATTAAAAGCTTTAGCAGCTAGTTGATAGATAGTTGCTTTAGTTGTTTCTAATTGAAGCTCTAGATTATCTTTAAGAATCTGAAGAGCATCAACATCTATATCTGCACCATGCAGCTCCATACTTGAGATAACACGAAGGACATCCATCTCAAGATTAAATACGCCACGTACGTTATCCCTATCAAGTCGTGGCTCAAACTTCTTCCACAACTTCCAGGTCCATTCGGCGTCTAGCGCAGCATAGGTAGCTACGTCATTAAAGGTATGTGCTTCAATCTGTGCACCAACACCTTTAACCATGTTGTAATCAAACTCACGCTTCAAGCAGTCATCAAGTCCTAGTTGACGGCTATTACGGGTATCAAGAATAAAAGCAGCATTAAGAGTACAAGCATAGGGTTGCGAAGGCAACTGCCCTAGATACTTTGTTACGCTTTGTAAATCAAACTTAAGGTTGTGACCGATCTTTAATAGGTCACTAAAGAACAATGGTTTGAGGGCTTTGAATACTTCACCTGGAGTTAATTGCTCAGGCGGCTCACTAAAAATCTTTGTAGCTTTACGTTCATCTTTACTGTGGTCAATTGCACGAAGGGGCAAGCCCTTAATAATACGATCTTGGGCAGAAGGCAATAGAGGATACTCAGTACGAATATAGTCACCGTTAGGATGACCCATAGGAATTACATCTACACGGTCATAAGTAGCCAGGGCAATCCACACGACTTGATTTTGTCTAGGATCTCCACGGTAATCTCCCATTGTTTCTACGTCGTAGACAAAGGAATCCTTACTTAGGTAGTACTCGACGAGCTCTGAGAGCTGTTCGTCGGTTGTAATAATATTCATTGCGCTCCTGAAAGTAGGTTAAGGAGCCGGTAGAAAGGAGGTTCAAAAACCCGGCTCCCCAACATTAGTGGGATAGATTAGTTAGCTGATGCGATTTCTCGTGCGATTTCAGCAAGCTCTTCTTTTGAAGACATATAAAGTGCTTCAGGGCCAAAGGCCTTAAGAGTCTTGATGTAGTCAGCTGTAGCAACTGGATCGATATCCCAATCTTCAGCAAGATCACGTTCCTTTACAGGAACAACGGAGTGAGTAGTCTTGGTACCAGTACCAGCCTTACTTACTGCGTAGTACAAATCTGTGCGATTGAGTGGGCCTGTCTTAGGATCAGACGCAAGCTTCTCAAGTTGCTTACAGAGTCGTACACCAACGATCATGAGTTCAAGCGATGGGCCTTCAGGATCAGAAAGGTTTAGCACTGTGAACGCAAACTTCTGTGATGGCACACTGCCTACTGCGATTAGTGGATCATTCTCACCGATAGAGATGAATGACTTCTTGCCTGGGCGATTAACCCAGTGCTGCATAAATGCCATTGGCTCGGATGAGATGAACTTAACAAGTTGGAGGTCTTCATCAAACTTAAAGTCGGTAGCGAACTTGCTGTTCTTTACAGAAGCTTGCTTAGCTGCTGCCCAACCGGTTTGGATGATAGACGAGTTGGTAGATGAGGTTGTCTCATCTTCCTCAATAAATAGATCTTCTTCAGTAACAGAAGATGGTGTTGTATAAGAGTCTACGTTTGGAACGTTAGACTTTGTAGCTCGTAGTGATGTTGTTGCAGTCATGTTGGTCTTCTTTCATAGGTTATTGGTCATTGGTCAGTTAGTTTCTTGATCGTGAATACGCTTCCAAGTTTCCATTAGTTCAATGGATAAATCGTTATGCCTATTCCAATCAATTCTTGGAGCTTCTATAAGCCCTCGGGCTTCAAAAGCTTCAAGTGTAGCCACTATCATTGTTCTGCTGTACATCCGCCAACCTGGCTTCTTTACACCATCAACAAGCATAGACTTTAGTCTGTAAGGTGCACGTGGTATATAACCTTTACGTTCCCAAAGTCTTACAGTTACTAGTGGCCTACCTAATGCAAGAGCAAAAGCCCCTGCACTAAATAATTCTACCACACTTCCGTTAGGTAGTTTTTTACTTTGTGGGTTTGAGTCCCACGAGCCCTCTTCTTTAACCTTTGGCTTTTTAGCCTTAGGATTTAAAGGGCGACGCTTTCTTTTAGAACCTGGGTAGTATTCATCGAGCTCCGATAGCAGACGATCGATTTGTTCGCCACTCATGAGAGTCCTTTCCTCCCCAGTTAGTAGATTCTTTATGCTTAGTTAGATGGATAGACTTATGCTCCTGAGAATACTGCGTAGGCTTCTTAGAAGCTTTCTTCATTGCAGCATCACGTGCCTTTTGGGTAGCAATCTGTGCATCCTTTTCTTCCTTAAGCAATAGAGAATGATGTTCTGTTAGAACAATCTCTACTAGAGCCTTAGCAACCGCAGCTAAATTCTCTTCATCTACGCCAGGAAAGTTATCCTGGATGAAGTTTTCTAACTGTGGTGCAAGGATATCAACATGTCTGTATGCCGCTGTTTGAGTGTATACGGTCATGACTTGCTCGGAATAAATGCATATGAAACGGACTTAGGAAACATTGAGTCGATCTCTTCTTCGGTGAGAGATCCCTCATACAGGCAAGCCATAACTTCTGACTCATCTAGTACTGGCACAAGCTTGTAGCAACGATCTGTTAGACCCTTTTGCTTTAGGATTGCACGAGCAGTATCTTCATCAAGCTTTTGTGTGACTCGACGTTGACGTTGTAGAGACAGGTAACCATCTACCTCTTCAGGCAATGAGTACCAGATATGACCCTTTTCATCAGGAGTGCCCTCGGCATCTACAAGCTCAGATAACTCTGTCTTAAGACTGGACTGTTCCTTGGTTAGGTCTTCTATACGACCACGCAGACTTACGTATTTACGCACCTTGGCAAGCACTGGATTGCCTTCTTTAGGTGTTTCTCTTTCAATAACTTTTGGCATTTGTATACCCCCCTTATTAAATACTTTACCACAAAAGCACTACTCAGGCAAATCGACCTTAATATACTCTTTGAGGGCAGCCACGATTACATCCGTGACTGTACGGCCATCAATCTGAGCTTTGTCTTTGACAGCAGTCCACAGCTCAGTGGATACCCGGATGGTACGGGTCGGGGTCTTAGGTGCATTAGGCATGTCATAAGTTTAGACTATGGCCCTTTGCAAGAACGCTTTAAGACTACCTAAATTCATCTCTACGCCACCGGTAGCATTGATACCTTCTCCATCCATCACAGCGTCGGCCACTGCATTCTTTTGCAGCAACATGTCGTGCTGGCGCTCCTCTATAGACCCCTCCATTAAGAAGTCTTGAATAACGATACTAGGCCAAGTCGAAGACGCCCTGCGTATGCGGCCATTTCTTTGAAGAGCCAGGCCAGCATTCCATGGCAGATCATAATTAATGAGAAGATTGGCTTGAGGAAGGTCAACACCATAACCTCCAGCATCAGAAGAAACAAGGATGCGGCAATCTGGATCAGTCTGAAACCAAATCTTAGATTCTTCTTTTTGTTTTGCATCCATCTCTCCAGTATATTTTGCTGAGGCGTGTCCTAAGTGTTCTTGAATTAACCAAACCATATGTACATAGCTAGTAAAGATAACTAGCTTGTTAGCATCATTCTGTTCTAAGAAATCGTCCACATATTGTTTAAGCGCTATAAGCTTTGGAGACTTAGTAAGCATATCTAACTTACCGGCTTCTTTTAAAGCATCTACATAGCCTGATCCTGAGGTGTCAAATAAACTTGGACTATCACAGAGCATTCTTAATGCTGTTAGTTTAGACATGATCTTACCTTTAAGAGCATTGGCCGCCTCGTTTTGATTCTCACCAGAGTAGTGTGAGAATATGTCAAAAGAAGCCCCATAGTTATCTATGGCTTGCTCTAGGTCCTCTAGGATTTCATTAGCTATATGATTGTAAAGTTTAACTCCAGCCCTATCAAAGGAAATACGAAGAGGCTCTGCAAAGATAGTGTCCGGCAGGTAGGGCGCAACATCAGGATCTTGCTGACGTTTACGCACGCTAACCTGGGACATCGCTGTATTTAAAGTCTGTAGATTTCGGTAGCGTTCTACTCCACCGAAATGATTACGTACAATAAATGTTTTATCAAACAAATCGTAGCGTCCTAATACTTTAGAATCTACAAATTGCATAATGCTATAGAGTTCTTCAGGTTTACCGTTTTCAATTGGAGTACCGGTAAGAGCAAACTTTACCCTACTATCTAGTTTCTTTACGTGTTTGGAACGTTTGGATCTAAAGCTTTTGATTGCGGTTGCTTCGTCGCATACGATGAAGCCTCTGCAGAGCTTTGATACTTGCTCCCAGTCGTTAACAACTTGCTCATAGTTAAGGATGACGTAATCAACGAGAGAATGCCCCCAGTCGAATGCCTCTTCATATTGGGCCTGTCTTTGTTTTGGCGTTCCATCAACGACCAAAGGGTGTGCAGTGTCATCTGTAAATTTCCTAATCTGTTCTGCCCATTGATATTTAAGACTTGATAAGCAGATAATGATACCAGGTTCTGTGATCTTTCCTTGTTCTTTTAATTCTTCTAGAGCTGCAATAGTCAAAACAGTTTTACCCAAGCCAAGATCGTAGGCCACAAGCATCTTTTTGCGTGCGATCATAGCCTCTACGGCATCAACTTGATAAGGTAAAAGTGTCCCTGTAAAACTCATACGAGCGACATCATCCTTGTCTTAATCATAAGTTCTAAGTCTTCTATAGAAGAGTTGTTAGTAAAGATCTGATCTACCGGGTAGTCGTCCATTTGGTTTTCAGACACATGATTATTAACAGCTCCAACATTTAAGCGCTTTATGCGCCAGAGCTGACCATGGTTAGCTCGTATCATATCTGCTTCATTAATAAATCTAACATCTGTTATAACATAGTTCATATCTGGTCTAGGATCATTAAGCATTGTTTTCATTGCTTCATGTACCCAAAATCCTTCTCCAAATACTTTGCGAGCAGCTACACCAGAGTTCTGTAATAGGCGACGAATCTGTGGGGATTGCTTAGCTTTTTCCCACCCATCACGGTCTACCCGTGCTTTAACGAACAAAGGTTCACCAGCAATAGAATCAAACATTGGATTGGTCTCATAAAGAAACTCACGGATCTTATCTGCAAACGCTACTCTGGTAAACCCATACTGGTTTATTAAGATCTTAGCTACCGTATCTTTACCTGACTGTGCGTACCCTGTCAAACCTATGATC